GAGGGTCGAGGGATCTAACTAAGGGTCCATTGCATGGATCGTTTATCAGTTTTGCGTAGTTGATAAGCGCGGCACTTCTCATAGTGCGGGGCTTGCGTTTAGCTACGCGGGCCTTTGCAGGCCGTCGCCCCTTAGCGCGAGGCTTAGGGGCTTTCTTCGAGGCTTTGGATCTTGGCTTACGGGGCATTATGCTTCGTGTTTTATCAGAGGCCACTCACACTCTGATAGGGCCGCCAAAACTCTATCAAGATCACGCGCATTCCGGAATTGTTCCTTAAAAGCAAACTCCTGGTATTCGTCATAAGGACCGTTTACCATCTTTGCTAAGGCTTTGATTGCACCAGTAGGGTGCGCAATCCCATCTTCGTAATCATGCGAACAGAAGTTGAAACTCTTTCCGTCACATATGTTGATATGTTTGACTCTCAGTCCCAAGGACTCCCAAACACTTCGTAACCTCTCGGTATAGGTACAGACCAAGTCATCGCCGTTTGACTTGCAAACGGTGGCGCCACCGAGGCGCGCTGTGAAGTCTCTAACCTTACCATTACCCGATCCCGTGATGAGGATACCAGATTTCATAACCCCTTTGACCCCGAGTACGTAGAGCTCTCCGTTAGACAGTGCAATCACTGAATCGGCCATACACTCAATACGTTTTCGGAGGATCGCTTCGAAGCATGATCCTGGGGGACTGTGGATAAGACCTGCGTATACTGCCTTGAGGTGTTGGAAACCCCAATAGCGAAAACACCAGTCCCATCCTGAAACGTCGGAATCGCAGAGTGTCGGGAGGAAGTCTTTCAACGTGTCCCAAAACTCCTGGTTCATCTCATCAGTGAAACCTATGCCGTTGACGCTGGGAAGCTTTGACCATTGAGCTATCTCGGCTTCGTTCTGCCTTTTGAATAGCAAGCGGTCAATACACTCATCGACCATACTCACACTGAAGATGATTCTAGTGGCGTCTCCCTTTGACAGGAGGTACAGATCATCCTTGATAAAGATCCTGACCGGGTCACATAGACCATCAGTCACCTTATTCTCGGGT